TATGTTGAGTATATTTTTAAATATTTACTGTGTAGTGTAGGTGTAGATAAACTCTCTATATCAAGTTGAGTATCATCTATTGCCAGGTCTTTAGACGCCTGGTCCTGTAGTTCTTCTAGGGTCATAATTTATCATAGTGTTTTGTATGTGTGTATCTTGTAACCAAACGTACATGTAGCAACAAGATACTCAGTATCAGTTAAGTTTTGATTGTAGTCTAACGCACTTAGACTTTTAGGATATATATCTTGGAAATTTATCTCTATTTTTGAGATGAACCTACTTGTCAATACTGTCAACTTAGCGTCAGCAAATATGGCACCATCTGGTGTAGCAATGCCAGGTCGACCTGCGTCAGTTGATGTTTGTTGTTGAGATAATGGCATACGATCTTTACCTTCTGTGATCAATGCTCTATACTTATCGTCACTATCCATTTGTGCTAATGCGGCCATCCAATCATGTATTTGTGTATAAGTTTCTAAGTCTTCATCTACAATGAACTGTATTGTCAAATCTTCAAAAGTCAAATCATTACCTGGTATTCGTATTTGCTGTAGTCTTGTAGGTTGTACTAACTCAGTAAGCGTAATACCTGGCACATTACATTGTATTGTATTGAACTCAACTTTTGGAATCTTTACACACTGAAACCTAAACTTAGTAGGATCAGCATAATCCAGATTGACTGGTTGCTTAGTTGGTATCGTTAAGTCTGTCATATTAGTATTTATAATAAAAAAAGGGCCTCGTTTGAGGCCCCCTTAATTCAGTAATGATATACGATCCTACATTAGGTTCGCTACTTTTACCATTCTGTAGTAGATGTTTGCTTGATCAGTACCAGTGTCTGATGCTTGTGCTGAACTTTCAGCAAATGGGTTTCTAATTAGACCATATCTAGTTTTGAAACCAATTTTTGGTTGGAATGTATCTTCACCAACTGCTCTCACCATTTGTAGTGGAACATATGGGCAATAGAACATACCAGCATCATACGGGCTAGTTCCTTTGTAACCCACTGTGAAGTATTGAGCCGCAGTATTGTTTGACGCATATGGGTCAATGTATACTTTGTATCTTCCGTTTAGAGTACCAGCAAAAGTATTACCAGTATCGTCAACGTTTAGTGAGTTGTTAAGAGCAGGAGCATAATCTAATATGCCAGCCATTTGTAATGCTGAAGCAACGTCTGAAGAACAGATAAGAATGTTACCTTTTCCTCTTCTTGTTTCTTGTGCGATTACGTTAGCATCTCTCTCAACTTGGAACATAAGACCTTTAAACTTCTCTACTGACCATCTTCCGTTGGAATCAGTGTCTAAGTCAAAAGTACCTGATGTAGTTGTGTTTGTGTTAGCACCTTTTTTCGCTTTTTCGTAAATTGTTCTTACTACTTCCCTGTTGATCTCTCCTAGGATTTCAGCAGATAGTATGTTAGCCAATTCAGTTTCAGCGTCTAAACCGTGGATTGCTTTTAAGTCCTGAGCAAGTTCCATTGTGTATTCTGCTTTTAACTGTCTAGTTTTAGCAGTAACAGTAGACTTCTCAATACTGAAAGCCATCTCAGCGAAAGATGAACTTGCTTCAGCAGTTGCTGTCGCAATACCAGTACCAGTTGTTACACTAGTTGTAGTATCGTTCATTAACCCTGGATTTAGTGAAGCAGACATTGTACCAGTACCAGAGAAATCTGAATCTGGCTCGTTGAATAATGCTTCTGTGCCTGAGTTTGAAGTAAATCTGGACTTCATAGCAAAGATTAGTCCTGTTGGACCAGTCATTGGTTGTACGCCACAGATGTCGTATGCGATTAAGTTAGGCATTGCTCTTCTAACTAATGAGATTAGGATTGGATCCCAGTTTGCTACTGCACTGTCGCCAGTTACATTGGCAATCTCACCTAGAAACGCTTTGTCTTCTTTAGCCGCTTTTTCTTGGTTTTCCAAGATAACAGCAGTTACAGCCTTTTTGTATGGGGAATCAATTTTTGGTAGATCCGCATGCTCAAGTACTGGAGACCACTTTTCTTGTAAGTTTTGTGAATTAAACATTTTGTTTATCTCTCCTTATTAGTTATTTCCGTAGATGTCTCTACTTTTTCCCCTACTGATTGCAGCCGTATAGCGTGCCATACTAGATGACATATCTGCTACTGTGTTACCATCGTTGGAATCTTCGTTGATAGCGTCAACATTTTCAGTTTCAGCAGGTGCTTCTCTCTTTACACCAAAGTAACTTTCTTTAATAGTATCAAGTTTCTTTGAGTATTCGTCAGCACTTTCGAATGAAATATCGTTCACTAATGATTTCATTTTTTCTTTTTCAGTATCAGCCATTCCGTCAACTTTTTCTTCAAAAATTTCGTCTTTAGTGTAACTATCAATTGTCTTTTTATCTTCGACAGCCTTTTCAGTCATTTCATTAACTTTAGATTTTAGTTCTTCCAGTTCTTTTTCTTTTGCCTCTAGGACATCATACTTTTCTTCTGGAACATCAATGTAATGATCTTCGAATAATTGTTTTAAGCCACCAATAAAGTCTTCAGCGATTTCGCCTTTGATACCTTTTTCGATTGCTAGTTCATTATCAGCCATCCACTGTTCAACAACATAGTTTAAGTAATTGTCAACCTTAGTAGTTAGGTCTTCTTTTACTTGTTCTTTTGCTTCTGATAATTCAGTTGAGTATTCACCTTCTAATCTTTCGATTTCAGATTTTACTTTTGATTTAACAGCCGCTTCAAAGATTGTTGCTGCTTTTGATTTAAACTCTTCGGACAAAGAATCCTCACCAGAAGTCAATGCTTCAACATCAGCAGATACATCAATTGATTTTACTCTTTCTTCAACTGCTTCTTTGTTCATTTTCTTCTCTTTATCGTCCTCTTTATCCATTGCTTCTTTTTTCTCATCATCATGGTCGCCATTCATAGCAGCCATCATTTTGCCATAAGATGCTTGGATTTCAGACTTCTTCTTTTTATTCATCATGTCATACATGGCTTGGATCATACCAGATTTAGTTTTTGGCATATCCATTTCCATTTTTTCTTTTTCAGACATTTCTTTTTCGTCTTTTTCGTCCTCGTCTTCTTTTTCGTCTCCGTTCATCGCCTCTGCTTTCATTTTGTCGTGTTTAGACGCCTTTAATTTTTGCATAGGTTCAGCAGGAGCGGACCCTTTCGTAGGAGCAGTACCGTCTTTTTTCATCTTGTCGTCAGCCTTATCTTGCCCTGGTTTATCCGTTGGGCTAGTTACTGCTGGTCCAAGATCCTCAAAGTCGCCTGCTTTTTGCATTGGTTCAGATTTAACCGCACCTTTTTTTGGTGCGTCTGCAACCTCAGCAACTCCCTCAGGAGCCTCAGAAACGATTTGTTCGTTTTTGTCTTCAGCCATTTTAAGTTTCTCTCCTTATTTCGAAATAAAATTTTGCGTATAACTATTTATTTCTTTGACAATTTCTGCATAAAGTTTTCAAAGGCATGCGCCTCTAACTTTGCTTTTCGTTGTCTAGTTTCACGCTCAATTTGTTCTTGTATTTCAGAAACATCTTGTTCCTTGATAATACCATTATCCCAAATCCACTCTTTGCCCTCCATGACACCGTTTACGAATGCCTGTGGAGCAGATGGATCTGCAACAATGTCGGCAGCAGTCGCTAAGTAAAAGTCTGATTTTACATAGTTTGTACCGCCTCTATTCTCCAAGGAACCCATGCCCCTTGATGAAACTCCTAATTGTGCGCCTTCGTCTATAAGACTTTTTACAATCTTACCGTAAGGCGTGTCTGTAATCTTTGCTTCGCCAATGTAGTTACCTTTGCCATCACCCTCTAATTTAGTGATTAAGTGTGATACTCTCTCTAAATTTACAGTAGGTCCGTCTGGGTGCCCTAGTTCGCCAAAGGCTCTCTTTCTATCAATGAACTCTTTATTATAACGATTGACTTCTTTTTCTAAAACTTCTTGTGGGTATACGCGGCCATTTCTGTTCTTAATGTTTGCCTGCATGAAGATACCCTTAATTTTATGAGACTTCTTACCATTATCTTCTTCGACAATGTATTGTGCCTCATTTATTTCTTCTCTAATTAGTTTCATGTGCGTATTTTCCCCTTATGTCTATTTATGTTATCTAACCTCTAAAATGACGGAATAACTATCACCATTCACAAAATTGTGAGTGGAAAACAAAATATCACCAGTTGGTTCTGTCGCATTATTGGCTATCTGTATTGCTGGTGTTTGTAAATCTATTGTACCAGTACCACCTAAAAAGAGTGCCGTTGCATTAGTTGTACCCTCGAACAGTATTTCTACCGCACCTTTTGGGTCAGTAGTGTTCACAGAATAAACAACTCTTGCAATCTTTGTAGAGGTTGACAAGTGGTTCAAAGACGCACTTGTCATTTTCTCTACTAAACTCTCACCTGTACCGTCAGATTTATTGGTAAACTTCATTACCGTTTTACTACCAGCAACATCTGCTATAGTTTGACTTGTAACAGTATCAGCCATTATCTTGTTTGTCCTGATTGATTGTAACCTTTTGCTTTAGTTACTTCAATGATGAAAGTACCAGTTACGGCACTCGCATTTGTGATAAGTATATCGCCAGTAACACCAGAACTCTCTGGGTTTGTGATCAATGGTTGTTTACCATGAAAACCAAACTCACCAGAACCATGTACTGATATTGCGTGGTCGTTAGATGTTGCGTCAAACAAGAATGATACATCACTGGTTGCCGCTGTTGTATTCCATTTAATACTTCTTATGTGTAATGTTGGGTTAGACGAATGACCTCTTAAGGCACTTGCGTCAACACACACTACTGCTGAGTTTGTGTCGTTGTTGATTTCGAACATTCTTACCGTTCTAGTCTCACTATCGACAAGATTTCTTGCATTTACTATTGCCATTTTTACTCTCCTTTATATGGTTAGACCTGTTTCTTTTTCGAAATAGGTTTCAATATCTTTTGGTTGTACTCTATATTTTTTACTCACATCTCTCACAACCTTAGGAAATGTGGTTAAAACTTTTTGCGGTTGTTTTGCCATCATACTAAACAAATCATCTACCGCCTTCTTTACTTTAGGGGCAAGTCGTTTGTACGCTGGTGAACGCTTGTGTTCGTCCTTTTCTTTAATCGTCAATTTCAGTTGGCTGAGTGTCAACATCTAATTTGTCCGCTTCTAGTTCTTTGTTGAGTAAAGTACCCGCTAGGTCTTTTCTCTTTGTGTCTAATTCAACACCTACTTTATCTGATAGTGAAGCCTTAAAAGACTTTTCTGCCTCTACGGTATCACCTTTATCTAAAGCATTAATCATATTTTTAGTATCTTCTATACTCATTAAAATCCTCCGTCATCATCATCTTTTTGGTTAGGGTCTTTCAATATACCCTGTTCGATTTCTTGTTGTATTATCTCTCTTTGTTTTGCCACTTCATTGTCATTCATCTTTAGAACATGTTTGTTTACATAGTCTTGTGAATAAACAGAACCTATCATGCCATTATCTTTCATGGCTCTGAATATTTCCATACGATCTTTAAACATTTCACTCTCTTTTATTTCTGCGAAATAACCGTCATTGACATATTCATACTTGATAGTTTGTGATAAAGAGTTTTCCCAATCCTCGATAGTAACCACACCTTTGAGAATAAGTTGAGTTTTCAATAGATCATGGAATAGTGTGTTAAATCTATTTCTTAATCTACTGATAAACTTCGTAAATTTAATTTCGTCTCTATTTACCTCAGTTGATCTACCAAGTTGTAAACCACCTGCAGCCTCACTATCTAGTCTGCTGTATGGTACATTGAGACTTTGATATAGTTTCTTTTGAAAATATTTGATATCATCTATCTCGCCAAGATTTGAACCCCCAGGTAAAGTTGTAATCTCTGTCCCTCTACCACCTTCTCGTCTTGGTAACCAAAAATCTTCTAACATACTCATATATTGTCTATCGTCTCTAATCTCTCCTGTAGAGGCGTCATACACAAGTTTGTTTCTATATCTGTTCATTACATCTTTGAGGTATTGTTCTGCCTTTACTTTTGGTAGATTACCTACATCAATGTAAAAAATTCTTCTTTCTGGTGCCCTAGATATTCTGTATATGACTACAGAATCCTCAATCATTCTTAACTGATTGACTGGTTTGATTGCCTTATGTAGATAAGACAACACCATATTTCTCTGTTGGTCTACCAGACCACTTACGCATTGTGCGATGGCGTCTTTAGCAATCTTTAGTCCAGTTGTACTTGCGGCACCGCCCTGTATACCTTTTTCATTGTAGATATAAAATTCTTCAAATTCTAACGCACCAGGTTTTTGTACACCGCCCGTGTTCATTTCTTTAGGCGCAAACTCTTGCCCTGGTTTACTTTTAGGCGCCCTTACTTTTTTAATCTTTCTTGGGTCGATATATCTTAATTCTGTGATACCCTGTTTAGTGTTCTTAGGATCTATAAGTTTATGATATACGATACGACCATCAACATACCATCTTCTAAAAATATCATGCCCTTTTTGTTCAAACTCCAATAATCTAATTACATTTTCAAACTCTTCGCCAATTCTTTTCTTCACTGCCGCTGAGAATGGTATGTTGTTGACATTTAGTCTAACAACTTCTTGTTTATCATCAACAACTATTGCCTCGTTGATGATATCTTCAACTGCCATATCGCACTCTGGGTGCATGGAAACTTCTCTATATCTTCTTATTAAGTCTGCCTCGTTATGTATTTTACCTTCTTGGTCAAGGTATGTACCAAAATGACCACCACCCATAATAGTCTGTACGCCATCATCTGCCGTTGGTGCCGTAAAAGATTGACTATTCTGTTTAGGTTGAGACCTTTTGATTTCAAAACCAAATATTTCTGCCACTACATTTCTCCTTTTCAATATTTAGTGGGGCACTAAGGCCCCACTTTTTATAACAACAATTAAGTTGTAGTGTTTGATTCCCAGTATTGGTATCTCCAAGTACATTCAAATGTTTCTAACGCTGATACCTGGTCGTAGTTTAAGTCAACTTGACCTATAACAGTTGGGAACATACCTCTAAAAGTATAACTCTTAATTGTATTTCCGTTTCTATCTAGGTGGTCAACGAAAGCGTCTACCTGATAATCAACTGGGTTGTTTAACCCTTCGTTATCTGAATGATTGTTTATACCGTTTGACCATCTCTCTATCGCATTTTTGATTAAGAAATCAGTATCGTTGATGATAGTAGTTGTCCAAGTTTGGAATGTTCTATCACCTGCCATATAGATTGGTCTACCTCTAAAGTTAACAGTTAATTCACCTAGTTCACTAGATGGTAGTAAAGTTGATGTACATAAGAAAGCCATACTTTCTGTCTCACCACCTACTGCCGCGTAACCAGGGAAAGGCATTGTTACTTTAAACTGGTTGGATCTTGCTCCACCACCTTTAAGTTTAGAAATAAAGTCTGATACATTTGCCATAATTTACTCCTATGCCCCTGCCACTTCACTAAACGCAACGCCAGTTCTTGTAGCGATGAAGTTTAGTTTGATGAAATTGATTGAACGATTTGGTTTGACAAAGATGTCAGCAACAAATTCGTTTCTATCAATGATATCACCCGTGTTGTTTGTTTCATCACAGACTACTGAAAAATCTGTAATACCTCTTCTTCCTTGAATATCTCTAAGGAAAGGCTCTACTAGGTTTCTAAATTGTGCTCTTGTAAATTCGTCATTGAACTCAAAGAGTTGGAATTTAGCAGCAGTAGAAATCGCTTTCTCTAAAACTAAAAATAGTCTTCTTACATTTATTCTATCGAAAGAACTAGGTTTTGATTGTGCTGTTTTATCACCAAACAAGACTGTGCCTTGTCCAGGGAATGTAACAACTGGATTTACTCTCGCTTTGTAGAGTACATCTCTTTGTGCTTGGTTTGGATCAAATGCTAGTTTTACTGCACCTCTAATCTGACCTCTGTTGAATCCAGCAGGTGAGAAGAATGGGTCAGCCACATTATCTGTTCTTGCACATAATCCCGCAATATCACCACATAATGGTACAAATCTGAATACATCATTGTACTTATCGTACATATATTTGTAACCACTATCAATGACAGCGTATGATGAACTTGAAAGTCCGTCAGCAAAGTTTTTAACATTTTCAGTTGCAACGATTTCATTTGCCGCATTTACTACATCTGCTCTAGGCGGTGATATAAATGCCACACAATCTTTTCTTGCTTCTGCAATATCAATTACTTTTGTTGCGTGAGTATCTCCAGTTGCGTCAGCCGCTGTTGCACCACCACCCTGTGAAGGGCCTGCAATAAGTAAGTTAACTTCTTCCGTTTCAGCGTCAGCAAACTTATCGTATGCCAATGCCATTTCGCCAAGAGTTGGTTCATTGTCAGTTGTACCACCTGATAGAGAAGCACTAAAAACTGAAATAGTTTGAGCGCCTACATTATCAAATGTTTGACCTACTTTTGAACTACCTGCATTTGCAAGTGTACTTTCGTGGTCTAACCAATAAATGAATTTACTGTTTGCATAAAGGTAATCTGCATAATAGATTGAGTTACCTTGTGCTGATTTTGCGTCTGAGGCTTGTGAAAGACCCTCATGTGTTTCTAATATTGTACCAGCAGTACCTGTGATACCACCATCTTCATCAACTACAACGATATGTAGTTCGTCAAGTGAACCACCTGCATTTGCTACATCATCAGTAGTTGTTGGTGCCGCACTAAAGTTGAAATGGTATTCCCAAAATCTTCTAAAGTGTGAGTTGTCTGCTACAGCGTGTCTTAAACCACCAGTTTCAGTTGCACCAGTTGCCTGATTAAATCTAGCAATTGTAAGTGTGCCTGATGAATTAGCAGTAACTTTGTAATAGAATCCAGAAGGTACAGCAGTAAAGTTACCACTTGTATCTCCAAATTCAATAATGTCGCCTACTTGGATCTTGTCTCCGCCACCATCATCAATTGTGATAGCAGTGTCGCCAATCGCCGCATTTGCGTCATTTACAAGGTTAGAACCTCCACCTGCACTTGCATATGCTGATGAGTTTGTACACATAGATACTTTTAAATTGTTACCTTCAGTACCCGCTTCTCTTGCACCCCAAGAGCCATTAGAAGCAGAACCGTCAGAATAGTTATTTAGATAGTGGTCAGTATTTTTGATTTGTAAGCCTGTACCATCAGAGGTAGCATTCTTATTACCTGTTACTGCTCTCACTACTTTTAAGGCATTACCGTATTGCAAGAAGTTGGTTGCACTGAAAAAATATTCGAAGTTTGCCGCAGTTGGTTTCCCAAAAACTGAAACATACTCGTCTTCACTAGAGATTAAAGTAACCTCATCCATCGGCCCTTTCTCACTAACAACCGCAATCGCACCAATACTGGTAGAGACCGCTGGGATTACATTAGTTAGATCCTTCTCCGTAACATTAACGCCCGGTGATACTAAAAAAGCCATCTTGTTTCTCCTTAAAATTTATTAATAAACTTTCGTCTGAACTATTTATAGTTTGTTGGATTTACCAACCTTTCTTCTTTATGACTGGCGACCATGTAGTGCCTTGTGGATCGCGGAAAGTTTCTGTTTCATTTAGACCGTCATCAACGAAACCAAATGGTGCCATGTCTTGTTCCATTAGATGTGATTGTTCGTCAACTAACCTTTGTCTTATATCTTGGTCAGTTAACTCTTTGAAATATGTTTGATTTGATAACCAGGCGAACATCACCAGACACATAA